AAGTAAATCTCTTATCTGTTCTTCACCTAAGTTATCAGATGGAACACACCTTGCCTTTTCTATGTTTTTACTCACTCTACAAACAGGAACATCAGCTACTACTGGTAACATAACACACCGACAATTCGGATGTACAGGAATAACATCACCAGCGTCTTCTACTTTATATTTCTTGGTATCTAAGGCGGCACACTCAGGACAGAGTCTTTCGTCTGGATGGACAGAGAATTCTAATTGTTCTACCCCTAAATCTTCCATGCCTTGAGTATAGCCTAAATTTTGAGCACGGGCTGTTTCAGTTCGGGCTATTGTTTGTGTTCTTCGTCGGTGTGTTTTATTAGCATATCTAGTTGTCTTTCTATCTATATCAGCGGCCGTAAGCGTTGGAAACTTCTCCTTATCAGAAAGTAATTCTCTATAGTTTATAATAGACTGTGTTTGATTTCCGGTCAAACCTACTAGAGGACGAAGTTCTCTGGCGATCCTATCCATCGCTTTGCCTTCTTTGATGCCCGTTGAAATATAAGTGCGGATGCCTCTTTTAGTCTCTGAGTTAACTTGTCTGACTAAATCGGCGGTGAATTTGTCAGCAGCTCTAACTGCATCTACATTAAGAACATCAAACGCTCCTTTTACTTGGAATAGTTTATAAGCTTCTCCGCCTCCTGTTTGCATAATGCTTAAAGTAGCAGGCTTGAGTATTTCTTGTCCTTGACTCTGTAGATACTCCCAATCCGTAAGCTCAGAGGCGATATCTTTTTGAAACTTCGTCTTCAGATCAATTTGAATCTGCTTAATAGTGAAAGCAAACCATCTTTGTACGGCTTCCTGCATTATCTTCTCGTTACGCCTAAGATGATAATCTAACTTAGCGTGTATTCGATTGGTTTTTGCTTTAGCTATTATCATCTAAAAATTTCTTTTCCACTTTGCCAAGCGATTCATCAGGTTCTCCAGCCTCAATCAGATTAGATGCAACATAAAATTTATCACCCTCTGGATAGGGTTTAAGTCCAAGCCAGTTTCTGGCTTCATTTGGCGTTCTCACTCCGCTTCCAATTTGAGAATTAAGCATGGTAGTCTCGGCTATGTAATCTCGTAAGTCTATGTTCTCAAACTTGAATTCATATACTTCAGACTGTAACAGTTTATTGTTTATGATATCTTCTAAATCGGTTTGCAAAGGCTCGACAACTCCCTGAACATAAATGCGTGTAGCCTCTTCTGCAACATTGCCGCCTAGCGAACCAGTTACACGAATACCAATTCTCTCTGGAGGCATAGAATATGCAATTAAAATATCATCTCGTCGTGTTTGTTCATAAATGCGAAAGCTTGCTTCTTTTACTTCAGTCCCCAAAGGTTTATAAACAAACTTACAATTGTCTGGCTGAGTAACTACTAGAGTTCGATGTGCGTTGTCAGTACCTTTGATTTCCTTGTTAAGAAAATCTGATACTTTTTTCTCTGATCCCTCATCCCATTCTCCTTCTAAAACAATTAAAGCAGATGGCACACCATAGTTCTCAAAGAAGGCTAGATTATAATCTCTCAAACCGATAAGACCTAAAATATCCCCTACAGCAGATATTCCATTAGGCACTCCGTAATAATCCGACCTAGGATAGAAGTTCTTATAAAATATCAGCTCGTTGGCTTTTGTCTCCGAAGTAAATTTACCTTCTTTACCTTCCTTAGAGGAAATGTCTTTTTCAAGTCCGAATTTCTTAAACCAAACCTTCTTGTTGTTGCGAGTCTGACAATACTTCTTCTTAGAAGCATGCACTCGTAAGGTATGCGCCGGAACGTGGTAAAGCTCAGCAACCTTATTATCATTGCTGCGCACCACTTCAAGACCAAACCATCCAATAGCACCCCAGTCTATTAAGAGTTGTTTTAGAATGGTTCGCAGAGCATCCTCAGGATTGGGAATATGCAAAAAAGCCTGCAAACGTTCAAACTCAATTTTGTTGTCTTTTTTGCCTTCTATAAGCTGTAACTTCCAACCTAAGCCAGCAACATCAATAGCAAGTTGATTGACACATCTCCAAAAAATAGAATTAGACTCATACAAGGTAAGCAACGTCTCTGGAGAATAAGGCGGAGTGATAAGCTCATTGGCAGTCATCCATTGTTCTGTTTCTTTTAGCTGCTTAGAAGACTGCGTAACTTCAGCACCTTTAAGAATAGAAAAAGGATACATCCCTTTTGAGGTCTGAACAAATACTTTACCTTTTTTCTTCTTGATCATCAGTTTGGCCGTCCTCCTGGTCTAAATACTGGCCGAGGTATTTGGATATTACTGTTGCTGGGTACATCAGCAAGTATAACAGCATTAACGACACTTGATTTTATCCCCAGTTCTTGGTTTGGATCTTTGTCAGGGGCATAATCAGTCAGACAGATGAAGGGTTTGTTTGGGATTTTCAAATCCCCAACTATGTTCTTAATTACTTTGTGAGCAGACAACTCATCAACTATAAGTCCGAATTGCTGCTTGCCCTCACAGACAAGTATAATGTGTTTCTTCATTTTAACGGGCACCTCCTTAATGCTTTGATATTTTCATTATAAACATCACAAACTAACTTATTTCTCTCAATAACAAGACAAGAGCATTCTTTGTGCTCATCCGGATTCAATTTGCACTTTCTTCTATGCGGCATAAACATGCCCCTTTCTTACTGGCACGTCTGTTGAGTAAATCACATAGCGCAAAGCGTCACAAGTGTGATCATTCTTCTGCATGGGTATATCCTTTGGATTTCTAGATTTAGATCCTGTTGGATAGCTATAACTAGACATCTCTCTACAGGTATTTCTACAGGTCCTGAAAATAAATAAACTTGGTTTGCCATTTTGTTTTGTTTTAAGCTTGCTTTGAACAGCCTCTATACCTTTAGCAACATCTTTTCTTGCCGCCATAGTTGGAATGTTTGTTTTACGTAACTCAGCTCTATCTTCTGCATTCTCTGGATCTGCCCAAGACCTGAGATATTCCTCAGTTCCACTAAGTCGTTTGATCGATGTGATGTGCTCGCCTATACTCGTTTTCGGTCTGTAGTACTCTTGATACACATACCAGTTTTCATCTCCATCTCTGGCGAGCCACAAACATACAAAGGGATTCGTGAATCCGAAATCAAAACCTCTATATCTAGTCCATTTCTTTGGAATTTCAAAAGGATTGATGACATGCACGCTACGATTGAAAGTTTTATACACAGCACCGTAAAAGGATGCAAATCTCCCTTTGATCCGAGTTGCTTGAACTTCTTCAGGCCATTCATCTACCATTTCATCAACCCGCACATCTGGAATGTAACCTCCTCTGCTTTTGCGATTAGAATTCAAGTTTGCATAGAAAACTTCATCTGTCTCAGGTAACTCTTCAATCCTCTCCTCTAGAAAAGACTGAGGTATGATAGGGGTCATACTCCAAGAAAGAAAACCGGACTTCGCCATAAGTCTAGCTTGAATCTCATTAAAAATACCCTGAAAATCATGATGACACTGCTCATCACAATAACAAGAATCAATGGCTCTTCCTTGAAACAGTTCTCTTCCTTGATTGAAAGCTTTGAATTCTATTCGATGACCGTTCTTAAGAAAAACTCTCCTAGGCACCTTGTCTTGCCCATAAGATATACTCAAAATATGATGCTGAGGAATGAATTTTTTCAAATTCTCCTCCCACAATATATCTCTTACTTGTTCCCAACTTTCAATTGCTACCCAGTGAAGTCCTTGAGGCGTAGATCTAAAAGGATGTATATCTAGAGCTAACTGAGCTATATCCATCATGTTGGTGTGGGTCTTTCCGCTTTGATTTCCGCCGAAGAACCAACGAAAGTTCGCTTGTGATTTATGAAAATCCCGCTGTATATCATCCAAGGGTTTATAAAGAGCTAAAGCTTCGCCCAACCATTTTATTTCTGTGCATGTAAGCATTATTCTAATTCCAAACGTCCAAGAACATTGTTGATACTTGTGATTGCTTCCCCAGCAGCGTTCTTCATTTCCTGACGCAACAAAACGTTCTTTGTGTCTTTGTCTCTGAATTCTAAAACCCAAGGACTACCAAAAGTATCTATCACTTTATCCGCATGAATAAGTGCACTGATACCGGCATCTAATAATGCTGTATCAGCTTCGGTGTTTATGCTTGCCTTCTTTGATGCCCCAAAATCAATATTA